CCGACGCACCGGGACAGGGGCGGGATCCTGTCCCGGTGCGTCGGAGCCAGGGTGGGTGGGGGGACCCTGCTCCGAGGTCTGATTGGCCTTGCGGCGGCCGCGGTGCCACACGCACAGCCCGTCCGGCCCGGGCGTGGACGGGCAGTCGAACCCGTCGGTGCACTTCGTCGGCCGCTCCGCCTCAGGCTCCTTAGCCTCACGCCGGGCTCGAGCGGCGTCCACGGCCGAGTAGGTTTTGCCGTCGGTGCCGGTCACGCAGGTGTCGTCATTGGCGACACCTGACGCTGCGATGGTGCGCTCCACCGTCTTCTTCGATGCGACCCGGGTGGCGGCGATGGCACGGATCGACAGGCCCGCTTCACGCAGCGACACGATCGTCTCGTCGCGCTCCTCACGAGGGAGGCGGAGCTGGAAGTCGCCGAACTCGGCGGCGCAGTAGGCGTCCCACGATGCGTGGCCGAGGGCTGCCCAGGCACGGCGTTCGTACGCTTCGACGTACAGCTCGGTGGCGACGCCGATGGCGGTGCGGAGGCGGTTGGTGATCCACCGTGCCTCGGTCGGGGTGCACTGCGCGATGACCTCGCCGGTCTCGGCGTTCACCAGGGTGTCGCCGCTCATCGGTCGATCTCCCGCTGGAGCTCCGCCGCCTTGCGCATCTCGGATGCGAGGTCCTCGGCGGTGACCACAGCAGCGTCGAGGGTCGCTGCATCGACCACGCCACGGAGGCCCTTGTCGATCACCTCGCACAGTCCCCGCGCCCGGCCAATGGCCGCGGCGACGGTCGCCGCGTTCCTGGCCTCGGCAACCTCGGGAGCGTCGGCGGGGAACAGCAGGCGGATGCTCCGATCCCAGGTGTCGCCGCCTCGGAAGCGGATGCACGGGGAACCGGTCCGATCCCACCCGGACCGTCCAACCTGGGTGACGTTGTACCGGTTGCCGTTGGCGAGGACGACGTCCCGCTTGCCGATCTTCGTGATCGTGGAGGTGCGGACGGTCCGGCGGGCACCGATGCCGCCAGGCGAGGAGACCTCCGCGACCTCGGCGCCCACGTGCAGCCACGCTTCGTCGCCGCTCACGATCCGGTCCCTTCCGGCTCCCGAGCGATCACCGGCGTGTCGCGATCGAGGATCTGCGTGAACAGCTTCCCGTCGTGCCGCTCCCCCTCGACCCGGCACACGTTCTCCGAGATCACCCGGCACCCGGTCACCCGGATCCAGTTCTCCGAGCAGGCCCGGTCAGTGAGCGTCAGCTGCGAGCCGTCACCGACCACCGCGGCGAGGTCGCCTTCGGTGAGCCCTTCGGCGTTGACCAGGTACAGGCCGGCGAGGGCCGTAGCCCCGTTCACGCCCGGTCCAGTTCGTCAGCGACCGACTTCGGGATGTCGTCGTTCTCCAGCAGCACCTTGCCGTACGTTCCGGCGGCGACCTGGTAGACGATCACGCCCTCCGGCCGGTCCCAGCCCGGAGCAGCAAGGGAGCCACCCGAGCGCAGTCGGTCGACCGCGTCGTCCACTGCGTCGGTCGTGAAGATGCCCGAGTAGAGAATCGGGACCACTCCGCAGCAGGCGGGCCGCTCGTTGCCGGTCTCGTCGCCCCACCGGGCGGCGTTGAACAGCGAGAACCGCTTGGCGTCGAGGCCGTAGGTCCGCTGGATGCCCTGCCCCCACCACTCGCCGTAGTGCCGGCCCTCGCCGAGCATGACGAGTTCATCGGCGTTGTCGCGGACCCAGCGGGCGAAGCCGTAGTTGTCGGCGCCTGGAGTGACGAACCGCTTGCGGCTCTGCGCCCGGACGGCGAACAGGTCGCCGCCGGTGTCCCGGGTGTAGATCGTGACGCTGTCGTCGCGGGGCAGTTCGGAGTCGAGCGAGCCGATCCGTTCGATGGTGACGGCGGCGTTGGTGCCGTCGATCTTCTCGGTGATGAGGCACGAACGCCGGAGCCGGGGGATCTTGCCGAAGCCCTGGAACTCGTCGAAGGGAACGCTCAGGGCGACGCTCATCGTCCGGTCTCCGAAGAGAGGGCGTCACGAGCGGCCGGGGCAGCGTCGTCCTCGCGGATGATCGACGCCTCCTGCCACCCAGCGCCGCCGCAGCGGTGTGAGTCCTTGTACCAGCGGATCCGGGCGGCCGTCGGGTTCAGGAACCACTGCTCCTGCCCGCACACCCGGCACCAGACCGTGGCAGACGGAGTGCTCGTCCCGAAGGTGCCCGTCTCGATCACCTCGACGCTCATCGTCCGGTCTCCGAAGACTCAGAAGGAGCGGGGTCGGGCTTCTCGATGTTGAGCGAGGCGCACCAGCGGTGCACGGTCGCAGCGGAGACGGTGACGTCGTACTCGGAGCGGAGTCGGAAGGTGATCTCTTCGAGCGAGAGGCCCTCGCCTCGCCAGCCGGTGAGCAGCCCTTTGAGCTTGCCGCCGAGTGCACGGTCCGTGAGGGGGAAGGTTGAGGTTCTCATGGCGTGTTGCATAGTGCAACGCAGATCGTGGAGCCGTCAACCCCACCCTTGTGTTTCTTTTTGCAATGCAATACGCTGAACACATGCCCTCAGCCGCCAAGACCAGCCCCTTCGCCAAGACGCTCCGAAGTCGGCGCGAAGCCCACGCCGAGAAGCTCGGCCGCAAGTTCTCCCTCGCCGACCTGCGCGACGGCCTGCTGCTCTCCGGCATCCCCCGCCGCTACGTCCCCAGCGTCGCCACCCTCTCCCGCATGGAGACCGGCGACACCGACGAAGCCACCGTCGACGCCATCGTGATCTACGGCATGTCGAAGGTCTACGAGTGCCGCGTCTCCGAGCTGTCCCAGGAGGTGGCTAACGAGCTGGACACCATGCGTGACCTGCTCGAACATGCCTGGCCATGCATTCCTGCGCGGCGTGAACTCGCCTCGGCCCGCTGACCGCGATGAATCCGGCGGACTCACTCAAACCGGGCGCGCACGAGCCGACCGTGAGGAGCATGGGATCGACGACAGGGGACGTCGTGGCCTGCTACATGCACGAACGAACGGCGACGCGAGAATTCGCGGCGACGACGGCGCGCACGGTGGGCTACGTGCTGAGGGGGTTCGCTGAGGCGTGCCCCGACGACATCAACAAGATCAAGCCGAGCCACGTCATCCGGTGGATCGAGCGACAGTCGAAGTGCAGGACCTCGACTGTCGCCAGCCGGTACGGAACGGTGCGCGCTTTCCTCCGCTGGGCGAACGCAACCGGCCGCATGACGAAGGACCCGAGCCTCGGCATCAAGGGACCGGAACGGCCGAGGCGGCAACCTCGAGCACTCGACCCCGAGGAGGTGAGCCTCTTGCTGGCGACAGCGCCGGACACGCGAACCCGCCTCGCGGTTGCCCTCATGGCCTGCGAGGGGCTGCGGATCAGTGAAGTGTGCAGCCTCCAGGTCGGAGACATCGACTGGCGCCGCGAGAACATCACGGTCATTGGCAAAGGCGACAAACAGCGCACCGTCCACCTCTCCCCCTCCACGAAGATCGCCGCCAAGGCGTACCTGGCAGAGTGGCCTGCGTCGTCTGGCCCGCTCATCCGGTCGCAGCACGATGGCGTCACACCGGTCGGCCCCAATCGGCTCGGCCGGGTGGTCACTGCCCACATGGCGGACGAGGGCGTAAAGGACGCTCCTCGCGACGGCAAGTCGCCGCACGCCTTCCGCCACACGTACGGCTCGGACTTGGTGGATGAGGGCCTCACGATTCCCGAGGTGGCGGACCTCATGGGTCACGCGTCAGTGGAGACCACGATGAAGTACCAGCGCAATGTGGACCTGAATCGAACTCGTGACGTGGCGAACCGGCGGAGCTACGCCAGGGGCGTCTAGCATCTTCCCCCAGGGCAGTCAGGTGGACTGCCCTGGGGGAGGCGAACGGTGGCGCTCAAGCCGTGCCCGGAGTGCGGAGCTCAGGTGTCAGACGACGCCAAGGCGTGCCCATCCTGCGGGAAGCCGGTGCCCGACAAGAACGCTGCGCTCGGCGTCGGTGCCTGTCTGGCGCTGGTGGTCGTGCTGCTGATCATCGGGTGGGTGAACACGACGTTCTTCCACGGCAGTGACCCGACCGCCGACGACCGGCAGTCGGCGGCTGTCGAGGCGTGCCGGGAGTCGGTGCGGGCGCAGCTCAAGTCGCCCGGGTCGGCCAGCTTCAGCGGCGAGCAGTACCGGGAGACGAACGACGTCTACTCGATCACCGGACAGGTCGATGCCGAGAACAGCTTCGGGGCCAGTCTCCGCAGCGACTTCACCTGCGTTGCTGAACCGGTCGGCGACGGCGGAACGTACACGGCCACCGCGGCCGTGACGGACTGACAACCGGCGCCCTGCGGTAGTACGCTGTCGCGCCTCGGCGGCCGACCGGTCGCCCCCTGGGGAGGGTGGACCGATGAGGCGTGTTCTCGTACTGGTGGCAGCGGTGGCGGTCGTGGTCGGGCTCGGTGCGTGCCTGCCGCCGGAGACCGCCATGACGATCACGGCGAAGGACGGCGGCTGCTCCGCCGACGCCATCACCGGCAAGGTCTCGCCTGCGTCTGCGACGGCGAAGCTCGTCGCGCAGCGCACCGCCGGCGGCAAGTGGGTCGACTGGAAGTGGTACAAGACGTCCGACTCAGGCGAGACCCCGAGTGTCCTGACCGCGAAGCCCAACGCCCGCGGCGAGTACACGATCGGCTACAACCCGAACTGGCTGGGCTTGAAGAAGCTATCCGGGGTGGTCCACTTCCGGGTGCGGTCGGATGGCGGCGGCTACGTCAGCAACGACTACTACGTGCGGTTCCCGAAGGCCTGTGGCTGATCCGCTCGAGGAGGCGTTCGCCGAGCAGGCGAGACGCTCCCGCATCATGGCGGGCGACCACTCAGACGACGACCCGAAAACGGCGAAAGCCGCCGACCCCGAAGGGCCGGCGGCAGACGTATCGGTTCGTGACGGCGGGGGGCCTAGCTACAAGGGCAGCAGCGGGTAGAGGGCTTCGCAGTTGCGTGGTGCGAGCGCCTTGCGGAGCGGGTCGATCGTGTGCGGATCCGCTCCCAGGTCATCGGCGATGATCTCCACTCCGGCGAGGATCTGTGCGTCGCGCCGGTTGCGGTCTTCGCATGCCTGGCGGAGCGTTGACCCGTAGGACCAGAGGCCTCCCGCCATGGCGAGGCACGCGACCAGCAGCGCCAGTTTGGCGAGGTGCCGGTCGACCCACTTCACCGTGCCAGCCACCATGCGAGGACGGCTAGCTCGGCGGCCGTCACGACGAGGAGGTGGGCGACCGTGTGGAAGTGCGGCCAGCGGATCACGGTTCGCTCGTCTGGTCGGACGATCCTGAGCGGCGCTTGTCGGCTGCTTGGGCGAGCGGGAACCCGAGGATCCCGGCGATCAGCGGGAACGCGAGCGGGCGCGGCTGCGGCTGGAAGAACAGCTCGTTGACGAGCGCCCCGATGCCAACTGACCAGAGGACGACGGCTTGGGTTCGGGTCCATACCGTGTCGTTCCACCGCAGCTTCGCCACCCACGTCAGCCCTTGTTGCCGATGGCGGACTTGATCTGCCGGCCCTGCTCGCGGAGCTGCTGGAAGGCGTTGGGCTTGGAGCCTTCCTTCGGCTCGACCGGTTCGAGGACGGCGCGGCTGATGCCGCGCAGCATGTAGCCGAGCGACCCCTTGGTCTTGTTCTTCGCCTCCTCGGCCAGCGCCTCCTTGACGCCGGCCTTCACGGCGGCCTTCACCTCTGCTTCGGTAGCCATGTCGGACCACTCCTTGGGTTCGGAAGGGGAACCCGCCGCGATGACGGCGGGGATGATCTCGTCTCGGGCCTGCGGGATCCGGGCCGGGCCCGGGCACGACTTGGCGACCGGCGTCCACGGCGAGGGCGACCCCCACATCGTGTGCCAGCCGATCCCCGATCCGTCGGGGCGGTCGCACTGCTGGCGCTCGATGTCGGGGTGCTCGCGGCAGAGCCAGTCGAGGAGCCGGGTGATCGCTGCGGCCTGCGCTGGGGTCCACCGCTCGGTGGCTTGCGGGGACGACTCGGTCTCGATCGACACGGCGTAGGCGTTGGCGTTCCGGTTGGCGTCGGCTCGCCGGTTGGTGTCCATGTACTGCTCGATCAGGCCCTCGTCGGAGACCCAGAAGTGGGACTCGAGCGACGAGTTGTCCTTGAACCAGCCGTAGAGGGAGCCGCGCCCTGCGGCGGAGTGGAGGATCGCGATGCGCGGGGTGATGTGCGGCTGCGTCGTGGACTCGGGGAGGAGCCGGTGTGTGGCGAACGGGCAGAGGGTCATCGCCACCACCCCCACAGGCGGAGGCGCCAGCGCCAGCCGATGGACCAGTGGTCCGATGCCGGGCGCACGGGCGCCTTGGCGGGACGGGGCCACACCTCCATCGACCACTCGCCTGTGGCGGCGTCAGCGCCGATGAACACGCCCCGATACATCATCTGGCCGTCGAGGTACAGAGCCACCTGGGCGCCGGGCGGCAGCGCGTCCACTGGTCAGCCCTCGGCGGGCTTGACGTTGCGGAAGGCGAGCAGGAGCGCCAGCGCGGCGAGCAGCTTGTCGACCACGTCCAGCACCGCTGCGGACTGCGAGTCGTCCACCAGTTGGAAGACGGACAGCAGCACCAGTACGGCGGCGACGAGGGCGTAGATGGCCTTGCGGATCTCGGGGGTGAGCATGGCGACCTCCTCAGGTCGGGTGGGATCAGTCGGGTTCGATCTCGTACGTGCCGGTGAACTTCAGGAACGTGGCGTCGACGCACCAGTCGAACGGGAACCCGTCGCCCGAGGGCGGGGTCGTCCACCCGAACGACTGGGCCTCCTCGTCGATGTCGGAGGTGACGTTGTCGAAGATGCACGCCTGGGGGGCGACGGTCCCGGGAGGTGCACCGAACGCCGTGGACAGGTCGCCGCCGGTGACCGCGCCCCGGCACTTTCCGGTGTTCGACGTCGGCGTGCCCCGCACGGCCACGACGTCGCCGACGGTCCGCAGCACTGGGCGGCCGCCGATGGGCGGCTCCTGCTTCACGGGCTTGGGCAGCAGGAAGATGAACGGCCCCGTCCCGGTGGCGGGGGTGCCTCCGGCGTTGATGTCGACCCACGCCTCGAACCAGCACAGCGACTCGGTGACCATCTGGTAGCGGCCGTAGGTGTAACCGCCGTTCAGGTCGACCGGGCTACCCCAGCCGTTGAGCAGGACGGGCTCGAAGTCGAGGATCTCACCGCTGGACCCGCCGCCGGAGGGTTCCGCCAATTCGTAGCTGCCATCATCGCCGACCGTGATGACCTTGCCGGCGTCGCCCACGGTGGGGTCGGGGATCTCGCCGCCCTTCTCCACGGTGGCGATGTACCCGCCGGGCCACTGGACCGGGAGGTCGCCGGTGATCGCCACGGGCGTGAAGCGGAGCCCGCTCACCACTGCGTCGGTGGCGTCCTCGTAGACCACGATGTGGGCGGCCTCGGCGGTGTCGATGCCTTCGATCGTGACGTTGTCGGCTCGCAGGCCTGGGACTGCGCCGGACGTGTCCCAGGAGACTCCGGTGAGCCCGGTTCGGGCGTAGGTGCCGCCGGTGATCTCGCCGGTGAGGTCGCCGATCACGGTGATGGCCGGGTTGTCGTTGTCGATCACCGTGGCGTCGAACACGGCGACCTTGAGCGTGGAGGCGCCGAAGCCCTGCAAGCCGCCCTCGGTGGCGCGGAAGGTGAACATCTCGACGTCAGGCATGCGTGCCTCCGGGGATCATGCGAGCGGCCGCAGGTGGTGGGCGGTGAAGTTCAGGTCGCAGGTGATGGTCGTCGGGTAGAAGGTGGGCGGGAACGCCCGAGCCTGGACGTACAGGCCTTCGCCGGCCTCGTAGAAGCCGGACACCGTGTAGCCGTCGATCGACGAGGCCCCGGCGTAGGACACGATCCGCTTGTCCCTCACGTGGGCACCGGATCCGAACGTGATCTCGCCGTAGAACACCGGCGGCACAGCCACCCCGCCGGTGGTGGTGCCGTACGTGTGCGGGGTCTGGGTCCCCTCCCAGTGCACGTTGATGTGGATGGCGTAGAGGTGACCGGGCTGCAGGCCGTCGACGTCCATCGTGCCGTTGTTGGCGACGGTGCCCGAGACCCGGACAGTCGGCAGGATCAGCGGCCGGTCCTGTCCCTTCGGGGCAACGGGCCGCTGCTGCCGGCGCTTCTCCCTCTCGTGGTCGGCGAGTAGGTCGTCACGGTCGCTCGGCTTCGGCGGCATCGGGATGCGCGGCGCCATCAGACGAGCTCCAGCTGACCGGCCTCGATGTCCAAGGCGACCTCCCCGATGCGGACACGGTTGCCGGGAAGCCGGAACTTCCCGATCCGCAGCGTCGACGGCACGGTGTCGCCCGGGTTGACGATGCCGAGCAGGTCATCGGAGACCGCCATCGAGTCGAGGGACACCTGCGGCTGCGAGACCGTTGCGTGCCGCTGCTTCGCCATCGGATCCAGGGCGGACAGCGGGGTCCCGTCGGGCGGCTGGAAGAACTCGTCGTAGACCAGCCCGGCCGTGTTCGACGCGTCGAGGTAACCGCCCTCGGGCCGGTCGACGCCGTTGCCGTCCGAGTCGCCGGGGACGACCACCTTGGCGGCGATCTTCGACTCGTCGTGCGTCCACCCGCCGGCCTGGACGCTGCGGTCGTGGAGGGTGACGTGCTGGTGGTCGACACCGATCCGCGGGCCGACCACCATCTCCCGGGTGAGCGGGTCGATCTTCCAGTCCAACCCGTCCTCGCGGGACGTGTACCGGGAGAGGAAGTCGGAGAACTGAGCGTGGTTCAGGTGCCGCTCGCCGAGGACCTCGACCTTGCCGGTGAAGTCGATGATGCGGAACCCGAACCCGAACCCCGGCCCCTGCCCTTCGCCGGACTGGACGTGGCGCAGGCCGGACTCGATGTGGCGGACCAGGTCGTCGCCTCCGACCGGCGAGCCGGTGGTGTTGTTCTCGAGCGCCCGGACGTCGTCGAACTTGGTGGCCCCGTGGTCACCGGGCGACCAGAGCGTGACCGTCACGGTCAGGTCAACGCCGTTGCGTGATCCGGCGTAGGTGGAGAACCGCTGCCAGCCGCCGAACTCGGTGGACTCGTCCACCACAGCGGAGGCCTGGTCGACCAGTTCCCCGGTGGAGGTGTAGACGGCGATCGTCATGATCCCGGTCCCGGTGCTGGTCCCGGCGGGGATCTTCGCCATAGCGGTGAGGTGGACGGGTGGGGCGATCGGGCGGGCGGGCAGCGAGAACGATGCGGTCACCGCCCCGTTGCCGGAGAGCACCATCGACCCGGCACCGCGGGCCTTGTCGACCGTGTCCCGTGCCTTCGACGCCGACCCGGCGAGCGTCCACCCAGGCAGACCGGAGACGTCCATCGACCCGATCCCGTGCAGTTGGTCGCGCCGCTCGGCTGCACCGAAGAACTTGCGGTAGATGTGCCAGCCGAGGTCCTTGCACGCGAACGACACGGTTCCGTCCATGACCGGGTTCCCGGTGATGGGCGGACCGGCCCAGCGCAGGACGCCGTCACGCCAGAACTGGACCTCGCGGCCGATGAGCCGCATCACGCCGGCGCCGTCCACGACGGTGTCGGGGGTGACGAGCTGGTCCATGGCGTCGTCCCACGCCGAGCAGGTGAAGTCGAGCGACCCGACGCCGTTGAGAACCCACGACGGCTTCTCGACCGACGCCCCGCGCACCTCCGCGAGCCGCCGTTCGGTGACGGCCTCGACGATCAGGAGCCGATCGTCGTGGCCCTGCGGGTACACCACCGGGATCGACGGCCGGGCCAGGATCCGCGCTGCACCGGGGACGACGCGGATGCGGGCCCGGGCCGGGAGCAGAACCCGTGCTGGTGCGTCGGGGATCAGCGGGTCGACCATCAGTACATCGCCGTCCGCCAGGTGAACACGCTGGTCCCAGCACCACCGGCGTTGTCGTAGAGGAGGACCTGCTCACCGGGCGGGATCGAGAAGAACCCGGGCAGTTCGACTCCGGTGCCGCCGTCGAACGAGCCGAAGACGTTGACCCCGTCGAGCGTGGTGACGAGCCCGTTCGGCGTGGACTCCACCCGCAGTTCCGACCCGCCGGAGACGGTGCCGTTGTAGCGGAGGATCTGGTCGTCGAACCCGTCCACGGTGAGGGCGATCTGCGGCCGGGTCGCCGGCCCTTGGACCACCCACGTCCACCGCTGCGAGAACGCCCAGCCGGTGGAGTCCATGGGGAGCGTGTCGCCTGCACTGAGCGGGTCGGACTCGGTGTCGGGGCCGTAGGTGTACGGGTCCGACGCGGTGAACGCGATCTGTGCGTCGAGGACCCGGCGCACTAGGTACTGCTCGTTCGTCGGGATGATCCGGCGGCCGGGGCGCCCGAACCGGGTCCGCACGTCCTCGTCGTTGTAGACCATGTCGTAGGGCAGTTCGGTGGACCGGTCGAGCACCGGCGACGTCCCGGCGCGGAGGGCGTCGCGGCGTTCCGCCCACACCCCGGGGTCGCCTTCATGGATCGTCAGTTCCGTGACCCACCCGCCCGGGTCCGCCCACATCGGAGCGATGCCACGCCCATCGGCACCCCGTGGAGGGAGGATCCCGTCGGTCATGGACGTGTCCTCGAGACCGTCGCCGCCAGACAGCCCGAAGGCGTACGGGTCGCCCGGCTTGTAGCCGAACACCAGGCCGTTGAACTGGTGGTAGATCTGCTCGGTCATGCCGCCAGCACCTTCCTGGCGGCTCGCTGCTCGGCCCGGCGCATCTCCATCTGGAGGTCCCGCAGGCCGACGCCGTTGCCCACGTTGAGGTTCTCGACCTGCATGACCGGGCCACGGGCGTTCGAGGTGCGGACGTTGCCGCCCCCGTTCGGCCGGTCCGGGTTGAGGTTGGCGAGGACGCCTTCGACGCCCTGGGCGATCAGATCGCCGCCGATCCCGGAGAGCAGGCCGATGCCCTCGATCGTGGCGTTGATCGAGGCGAGCAGCTTGTCGATGTTCGCCTGAGCCTCAGCCGTGTTGAGCGTCACGGTCCGCTCGGTGGCGGCGTTGTCGAGCATGGCGCCGAGGTACTCGAGCTCATCCGACGTGAAGCCGGTCTGACGCATCAGTTCTTCGAGCCGCTGCTTCTGGATCAGCGTCGACTCGGCCGCGCCGTAGGTCTCACCCCGCAGCTCGGCCGCGCTCCGGGCGGCTTCGTCGGTTGCTTGGACGCCGCGCAGGATCGCCTCGGTCAGATCCCGCTCGCGACGCTCGATCTGGAGCGGGTCGCCCTCCTTCCGGGCGTCGGTGAGCGCCTGCTGGGCGTCGCGCACCGCATCGTTCGCCGACATCGCAGCGAGGCGAGCGTCAATCGACGAGTAGGTGAGGTCGATGGTCTCCTGCATCTCGTCGTTCAGGTCGCGGGTGGCGTCGACCTGGTCCATGATCTCGTCGGTCAGGTCGCCGACGCTGCGGGTCTGGTCGCCGATCGACGCAATCGTGACGTTCCGATCGGCCTCGAGGTCCTCCTCGACGTTGCGGTACTCGGTCACCGAGTCGGCCGCACCGAGGTACTCCTTCTGCAGCTGCTTGAGGAACCCTCCGAGCTCGACGGCGCTGCGGGCACCTCCGCCGCTCGCCACCTCGGCGTCGACCATCGCCATCTGGTAGCGGTCGAACGAGTCGCTCCCGCCTTCGATGGCCCGCGTGAGTTCTGCGGCGTTGATCTCCCACTGCTCGGTCGCCATCGAGTTCGACGAGATCCGCTCAGCGAGCGTGTCCCGGAACACCTCGGACACGCTCCGGTTCGTCTGCACCGCCGTATCGCGAAGGGACTGGATCGCAGCGTCGAGCCGTGCTGCCTCAGCTGCGGCCTTCTGCTGCTTCTCGGCCCAGGCAAACGTGACGGCGCCGAGCGCGACCAGCGCTCCACCTGCCGCGGCGGTGGTCCCGACCGTGGTGGCGAGCGACGAACTCAGGTTGGTCGTGGCGACGTCGGCACTGCCGAGCCCCTCGACCGCAGACTTCGGGACGATGAGGTTCTTGGCAGCCTCGCGCCCCTGGAGCGCCAAGTCCTTGAGGGTGGACGCAGCTTCGACCGCCATCGTCTTGGCGGTGCCGAGTCCTTCGGCCATCTTGGGGCCGGCGTAGGCCAGGCCGACTGCGCCGACCGTCGCGGTCCGCAGGGGGGCCGGCAGTGAGCCGAAGGCGGCAGCAGCCTTGGTGGCGACGTCGGCGCCCAGCTCCAGGGCCGGGGCCAGCACCTCGCCGGCCGCTTCGCCCGCTTCACCGAAGGCGACCTTCATCCGGCCGGAGGCGGTGGCGGCCGCCTCCGCCTGGCCGCCGTACTCCTTCTCCAGCTCGTCGAGGATGACCTTCTGCGCGGAGGCGACGTCGCCGACCTCCATGAAGTTCTTGATGGTCTCCTTCTGCTCGTCGTTGAAGACGACGCCCGCCTTCGCGAGCTTGGTCATGCCGGTGAGCGGGTTGTTCAGCGCCTTGCCGACCATCTCCGCCGAAGTGGCGAGGTCCTGCCCCTTGAACGCTGCGTAGTCGAGCGAGGCGCCGAGGGCGAGGCCGAAGTTCTCGCCCTTGATCTCGGTGAAGGTGCGGAGCATGTTCGCCCCGGCGTTCACGACGTCGTCGTCCACGCCGGCCATGCGCGACAGCTCGTCCACGTACTTGGCCTGCTGCTCGGCTGAGACCTCGGCAGCGTTGCCGGTGGAGCGGATCACCGCCTCCGTGGCCCGCATCCCAGCCTCGGCCTCCTCGAACTCGTTGACCGAGAAGATCGCAGCGCCGCCGAGCGCCAGGCCGGCCATCGTGTTGCCGAAGTCCAGACCCCGCTTGCGGGTCCGCTCCACCTCGACGTCGAGGCCCTTGAACCCCTTCTCCATCCGGCGCAGCGCAGCGAGCGCCTGCTGGTCTTCAGTGGTGAACGTGAACGAGAGCGCCCGGTTCTGCGCTGCCATCAGCCGGCTCCGGGCGCGACGGGATCCCCCGTCTCAGGGGCGGGGTCGACGGGGAACAGGGGCACGGAGGCGACAACCGCCGCGAAGCCGGCGTCGCGGTCGACGTGCTGGCGGACCCACAGCCACTTCACGACCGCGATGTCCGTCGAGCGCAGCATCGCACCCTCGGTGCTGGCCGCCTCGGTGAGCTCCGCGATCTTCGCCTCGAGCATGCCGCCTGTGGCCCGTTCGTAGACGAGGGCGTCGAGTGCGGTGACGGCGAGGACGTCGACCGGGAACACCTGGCCTTCGATGGTGGCGGTGAGCTGTGCGGTCACTTGCCCCTCCCGACTTTCGCCAAGGCGCGTTCGTAGGCGTCCAGGTACCGCTCGCCCATGGAGTGCGATTCCGCGGGGGCGACTTCTCGGACGATGTGGGGGCCTTCACCGGGAAGGCCGACGATGTAGGTCTTGCCGATCCACTCCCGGGCCTGGGGCTTGTCGGGGAGGATCAGGCGGCGGGTCCGCTTGCGGACGCCGTCGACGTAGACGGACTTGTTCCAGCCGGAGCGGGACAGGGGGCGGCGTCCGGCGAAGGCTGAGAGCGCACCGCCGCCGCCGGCACGGGACCGCAGGTAGAGCTTCGCCCCGGCGATCGTCCCGGTGCCGGCCCATGCCCCGCCGTAGGTGCGGAACCCTTTGCGGCCCGACGACCTCTGGTTGATCTTGCCGGCGAGGTCGTCTGCGATCGCCTTGTGCTCTCGGCGGATCTCCTTGTCCAGCAGCTTGCGGGACTCGTTGAACTCGCGGACGACCGCTGCGACTTCGGGTGCCCTGACGTCGAGACCGGGCCGGGCCACCGGATCAGAGGGCGGTGTCGGTGGTCTGGTACTCGATCTTCCAGAGCGGGTCGGTGCCGTTGTCGAACGCCTGCCACGGGAGCGTCTGCCCGGACAGCTCGGTCATGGACCGGTCCGGGGCTTCACCGGTGAAGCGGACGGCGGCGTAGGTCACCCGCAGGAAGTAGGGGAACCCCTCCTCGATCTCGGGTCCCTCGATGTAGAAGACGAGCGAGAGCGGGGTGCCGTTGAGCCAGGCGTCGAGGTAGTCGAACGACGGGAGGTCCTGGTTCAGGGTGCCGGTGGGCTGGACCCGGCCGAGCACGAACGGCTCCTCGCGGCCGCCGGGGCACACCATGTCGCGGTCGACCTTGGCGCCGGTGGGGATGGTGAGGTCGATGCCGCGCTGGCAGATCGGGGTCCCGCCGAGCGTGGTGGTCACGTCGCGGTCACGGAACGGGTACGGGGCCGAGGCGTACACCGGGGTGACCGAGGCGGCCGCGGTGTCGAGGGTCCGGTACGAGTAGTCCGCAGTGACCTTGACGTTGCCCTTCGGCGACACGGCCAGCTTGAGCGACGTCATCTTGGCGCCGAGCGCGTTGATGTGGTCGATCGTCCCCGAGTCGAGGGCGATGCCGTCGTGGATCGTCTGGGACGGCAGGTCGTGGTCCGACGGGGTGATCGTGTGGAGGCGGGCGTTCGTCGCCCCGCCCGGCGTGGTGATCACCGGCGTGTTGAGCCCGCCGAGGAGCATGCTGTGCGACTTCGACAGGAGGTCGCACGCCAGCGAGTAGGTGCCGCCGCGGACGTCCACGACGTGGCGGTCCGACGGGTCACCGAGGAACCCGGGGCGCATGCCGGTCGACGGACGCTGCTCGACGGCGGGCGACGGCTTCGACGACGTCTCCGCTTCGATGCCGCGAGTGAGCGTCGCGGCCTTGGTGCCCCAGGCCACCGCCTCGACGCCGATGGTGGTGAACTGGTCGGAGATGCCGCTCATGACGTGGCCCCTTCGGGATCAGCCGCAGGCGCGGCGCTTGTCTGCTTCTTCGCCGGGGCGAACGTGTCGCCGTAGCTCTCGGCCTCCTCGTCGGTGAGGGTCACCGCGTCGCCCGGGTAGAGGGTGACGACGCCGGAGGCGAGGTTGTGGACGTAGCCGGGGTTCCCGGCGTACGTGTGGGTGGACTTGCCGGCCATCACTGGCCTCCTTGGATCAGGCTCCCCGCAGGGAGATCGAGCAGCCGATGGAGAACTCGACGACCGACGCCGCCGGGTTGCCGTCCTGCGGATCGGTGCCGTTGGGCCCGTCCTGGGTGCCGGGGAACGCCCGCCCCTGGAGCGACGCTGCGAAGCGGGACTGGAACAGGGCGGCGTTGACCTCGTTGAGGATCGCCTGGGCCCGCCGGTCCGCTTCCTCGACGGTGTCGCCGCCGCTGGTGAGGAGGAAAGAGTCGATCGTGAACTCGTCGTCCGAGCCGGCGGGGCCGAACACGACTGCCTCGCTGTTCCCCTTGATCGCGCCGAGGACGACCATGTGGTCCGACGGCACCTCGCCCCACCAGTCGTAGTGGACGGTCACGCCCTGGTGGTCCTCCGTGCCGGCGAAGTGGGCTTGGAGCGTGGCGATGCACAGCTCCTTGAACGCGACTCGGTCGGAGACGCCGGTCACCGGACCAGCACCCGCTCGTCGGGCACGGCGTTGATCTTCTCGTTCACCTCGTCGATGTCGGTCCACCGGCCGAAACGCGGGTCGGCGGTGGTGTACCGGTACACCTCCTGGGTGGCGAGGTTCGTCACCGACGACGGGTTGCGGTTGGAGTCGGAGGCGTCGCGGGTGCACTTCGCCCGGATGAAGATGCGCTCGGCCTCGACCAGCGCCGCAGGCGGTGACGGGTAGCCGTGGACGTAGGCGATCGCCACGTCGCTCGAGAACCAGATGCCGCCGTTCGACGTGGTGACGGTGCGGGTCACCGGGTCGACCTCGTAGCGGGCGGCGTCCTGGGCGGTGCCGTCGACCGTCACGGAGAGGATGCGCTGGACGTGGCGGTGCTTGAGCCGGATCAGGCCGCCGGTGAACCGGTCGATCGCCACCCGGGGCACGTAGGCGGTGCCGCGTGCTTCCTCGCAGATGTCCTCGATCTCGGTGCGGTACTTGCGCAGCTGCTCGATCGGCCGCGCCGCCAGCGACGAGACGGTGCGCAGGGAGGGGATCGAGTTGTAGAACCCGCCGACGACCTCGACGGTCTGCGTGTAGGTGCGCAGCTTCCCGCCGGCTTCGCCGGACCAGGTGAGGTCGATGATGTCGAGTTCGGCCGTGTGGTCGGCTGCGGTGAGCATCACCGTGTACTGGCCCACGGCGTCTTCGACGGCGACGGCGATCGGGGGTTCGAGGGTCTCGCCGGTCACTCGGGAGACGGCGGTGACGTCGGGCGGGTCGTCGGGCGCGACGGCTTCCTCGTCGGGGCCGGTGAACACCGGGCCGGGCAGGATCGCGTCGGAGTCGACGAGAACCCGGTCAGGCATCGGCGGACTTCTTGGCGGCGGCCTTCTTCGCCGTCGCCTTCTTGGCGGGCGCCGGCTTGGACGGCCCCGCGTCGACCTGCTCGAACAGGACCTCGCGGCCCGTCACGATCGGGTCGTCGGCGTCGACCTCCTCGCCGGCGAGGACCATGCGGCCGCAGGCGTGGAAGGACTGAGTTGCGCGGAGGTTCGCCATGACGGCTCCTTCAGGTCAGGTGGAAGGGACCAGCCCCCGCCCCGGAGGGCGGGGGCTGGTCTCGGGGGTTCGCTCAGGCGGCCGTCGGGATCGACAGCATCACGAGGGCGTTGGGGTTGACGACCTCGCCGCCGGTGCGGAACCAGGCGTGGAAGCCACGCTGGCCCGACGGGCGGTTGTTGCCGGTGTGGAACACCGTCGGGACGAGCTCGACGTTGAGGCCGACGCGGTCGACGATGTAGTAGCCCTGGGCGAAGTCGCCGAAGACGAGCCCGAAGTTGTCGGCCGTGGCCGCCGAGTTGGGCAGCACGGCGTCCATGTCGGACGACTCGTAGGCGGTGTAGCCGCGGAGCTGGAAGTCGCCGTTGATCGACGCCGGGTTGGTCGAGATGAGCGACCCGACGGCGATCGTGGTCTCAGCCGCCATGACCGCGTTGTACCAGACCATGTTGCCGACGAACGCGGCCCGGCCGGACCGGCGGAACCGGGCCGGGAGGGAGGCGATCAGCTTGTCGACGTCGGCCTTCGGGGTGAAGGTCTCGGCGACCGTCGGGGCGATCTCCGAGCTGGTCCCGTCGAGGCCGGTGACCACGCCCTGCGGGGCGGTGGCGCCGGTGGCGAAGCCGGCACCCTCGAGGTCGTCCTTGGCGACGGTGATCATCTGGTAGACGTCGGACGCCAGGTTGGCCCAATCCTCGGCCTCCAGGGAGAACGGCACCCACACCTGGCCCTTGGCGGTCCCGATCTGGGGCTGCGCGAGGGTCGGGGCGTCGTCGGACACCTCGGCGCCTTCACCGTCCCACGAGGCCGACACGCCGGTGGACGACACGCCGGTCCAGTAGGTGCCGGTGATCTTCTTCACCGTGCAGATCTGCCGGAACGGGTTGGTCGAGTGGGAGCCGGTGTCGATGATCGTGGTGTCGATCGGGGCGGGCACGGCGTAGCCGGCGGTGCCGCCGAGGGACACGGCCCGCTCGACCGCGGCGCGCTCCGCCTCGGTGAACAGGTGCTCGCGGCCGGCGGCGGCCTTCATGAAGGCCCGGCCGTACTCGGGGGACGAGGTGGCGGCGATGCGGGCGGCGATGCTCGGGTCGAGCGACCGGACGACACGCTCCGCCTCCTCGCGGTGGCGGTCCTCGGGGAAGGCGGACGAGGCGGCCTCGATGGCGCCGAGCGCCTTGGACCGAACGGCCTCGACGTCACCGAACCGGACGCTCGACAGGTCGTAGGGGTTGGCGTCGCGGACGATGTGGTCGACGGGGTGGAAGCCGTTGCCGTCGCCGCGCTCGACGGCGGCCGGGATCTCGGCCGCCCGGGCAACCTGGTTGTGACGCTCGACGATGGCGACGAGACGGGCGCGCTCGGCCTCGCCCTCCTCCCAGCGGCGCTGCTCGTCCTCGGTGAGGGCGGTGGCGGCGGCCCGCTCGGCGGGGTCGGTGAGGGCGGCGCCGCGGGCGACCGCGCCGTCGTGGATCTCGGCGAGGCAGTCGGCCAGGTACCGGGCATCGCGCTCGGCCTCGGCGGCAGGCGACAGGGGGCCGTCGCCGCCTCGGACGATCGGGAACACCCGGCCGTTCTGGACGAAGTAGTGGACGCCTTCGATGGCGCCGGGGATGGTCTTCATGGTCAGCTCCTGGGGAGGTTCATCAGGGCGATCGCCCTGGATCGTTCTTGGGTGGTCATCCCGGTCCGTTCGGTCTGGAGGTCGCCGGAACCGCCCTCCGCGGGCGGTTCACCGACACCTGGGTCCTGACCTTCGGGTGGGAGTTCTTGGGTGCGCACGCCGCCGACGAGGGCGCCGGCGTAGGCGCCGAACGTGACCAGCGAGGTCTCGTTCAGGCGGCCGCGGGTGCGCACGTAGACGTCGCCGCGCTCGACGGACTCGATCGGGACGAACCCGACCGAGAAGGCGTCGAGGGCGAGGTCGCGGACCAGTTCGAGGGCTTCGTCGCCCGCCTGGGTCTTCGACACGCGGAACTCGCCGTAGAGGCCGGCGGCGTCGTCACGGATGAGCGAACCGCGGCCGAGCGGGTTGACCTGCTTGTTGTGGTGGCCGAGCAGCTTGACGGCCTGCGGGTTGGCGACCGCCTCAGGGAACGCACCCCGGGCGACGGCCTCCTGGTACGGGGCAGGGCGCCCGCTGGGGCCGAGGTGGTCGAACACCTGCGCCGGCGTGTCCCACGGGACGAGGATGCCGTGGACGGTGCGGCCGTCACCGCCTCGCTGGACCTCGATGTCAGGGGCGAAGCGGACGACCGCAAGCTCGCTGTCGGCGGATCGGAGGATCATGCGGGTGCCTCCTGCGGGGCAGGCTCGACCGGGGCGCCCTGGGCGCCCGGCTTCTGGAGCTGGACGGAGTAGAGGCCCGAGTGCTCGAGCAGTTCGAGGTCCTGCGCCTTCACGGCGGACTTCACGGTCTCCGGCTTGAACCCGGCGTCGACCAGGTTGCGGACCGTCTGGGCGTCCTTGCCCATGATCTCCGAGGCGTCCTTCTCGTCCTCTTGGAGGAACGCCACGTCGGAGGCGTCGTACCAGAGGCGGGACCCGTTCGGCGGAGGGAGGATCTGCTGGAGCGACCCGGCTGTGTTGCGCCACGCGGGCCGGGCCCACTGGTCACCGACGGCACGGCGGGCCTGCGCCATGTTCGAGTAGGTGGAGGCGTCGAGGCCCTCGGACAGGCCGGCGACGATCGGGGCGATCCCCGACGCTGCGGCCATGCGGGTCTCCCCCGCGCCCTGCGTGACCTTGAAGTCGAGCTGCTTCATGTCGGCGCCGATGACCTTCGGGTCGGCGCCGCCGCCGAAGTGGAGGGTCTTGTAGGCGTTGACCACGCCCTGGTGGTCCTCCTCGACCAGCTTCAGGTACTCCTCGAGCTGGTCGGCGGTGATCTCCTTCGGGTACGTGACCGCGAGGTTCGGCGTGGCGGCGTTCTCGAAGAACTTCAGCTTGTGCTCGGTGGCGGCCTTGTCGGCGGTGATCTCCGTGAGCACGGGGGTCATCCACGACATGCCCCGGTACTCCGCCATCGGGTCGGGCTGCGGGGCGATGTGGGCGACCTGCTCCGGCAGGAGCGTGACGGCCCTGCCGCCGGCCCCTGCGCCGCCGGGCTGGTAGATGTAGCCGATCACCTCGGCGTCGAGGTCGTACGGGGTCCACTGCTCGCCCTGGACGTGCGAGCCGATCACGATGGTCACCCAATCGGGGCGCAGCACCTTGAGCCGGTTGCGGCGGTCGTCGCGGTACACGTAGGCGTTGCCGGCCAGCGACACGTGCTGCTCGATGCGGGCGAGCAGGTCACCGGTCGTGGCGCCAGGCCACGGCTGCTCCAGCAGCGCCAGATCCGTTGTGCCGAACAGCTTCCCGGGACCGCGGGCCATGTCCTGCCACTGGAACCGCACCTCAGAGAACAGCCGCATCCGCACGCCGACGAGGGCGAAGATGATCCCGTTCGCCATGTACGCCGACCGTGCGTAGGCCTCGTAGCTGTTCCCGATCGGCTCCTGCTCGCGAGTGCCCATCGTCGTGTTGAGCCCGGCGGTGTAGCCGAGGCCGCCGTACCGGAACTGCGTCGTCAGCGCGGCCGAGAGGTCGTCGAGGGAGAACCGCTGCGCTTCGGGTTCGGCGCGCCGCCGGGAGAACAGCTTCATTCGGCCTCCTTCAGCGGCGGATCAGGAACGGTGCCGGCGCAGCGGCGGGAGCCTCGAGGAGACCGAAGCGGGCGAGCGTCGCGGCGACGAGCGGGGCGAGGGCGACACCGGCACGCCGGTCCCACAGCCGGGACTCACCCACGTACCGCCACGTCGCACCGGTCACCGCGGCGTCGAGCGCTGGATGCTCGAGCGGCTCGACCCGGCCGTTGTGGATGTCGTCGTGCATCCCGGCGGTCGCCCGGGGCAGCGCCCGGTCGGTCATGCCGCACTCGATCACGTTGAGACCGGCGGCCTTGAAGTCGGCCATGAACAGGTCGGCGGTGGACGACTTCGGGTCGAACACCCACCCCTTGGGCTGCTGCCGCCCGTCTACTCCGATGGCCCACTCGAGCAGCCAGCCCGTGCCGGCGTCGTGCTTGACGAGGTCCAGCCCGATCCGCCCGTCCGGTGTGTGGCCGGCGGCGACCACGGAGAACGTGTCGCCGGCTGCATTGCCTTCGACCCCGAAGCACACCGGGTCGGACAGCCACGACTCGTCTGCCATGGCGACCTGGTGGGTTCGCCACTTCGCGAGGTCGATCGCCCCGGCCTCAGCATCAGCCTCGGACCAGACGCCGAGGTGCTCGGCGCCGAACGCCTCGGCGGTCATCGTCGCCCGGTCGGACCGGAGCGTCTCGATGTCGAGGAACCCGCCTGGAAGCGACGGGTTCGGGTCGTACCAGTTGGCCTCGTCGTCGATGTCGACACCTGGAGGCTGGCTGTACTCGATGTACCCCATCGACGGGTCGCCTTCACGGCCCCGCTTGCACAGGCGGCGCAGCACGTCCGACTCGGCGCCGGGGATCGGAGACGACGAGGCGTAGACCGTCTGCGGGTTGGGCCGGGCGCCCATCGACGGGAGGATCGCCGAGAGCGAGTCGTCCCACAGGTAGTACGCCTCGTCGAGGACGATCTTGTCAGGCGACGGGCCGCGCAGACTGCCCTTGCTGCGGGCCTTGAACAGCAGCCTCGACTCGTCCTTGAGCACGATGCCCTCGGACCCGTTGGCGGTGCGGATCGCCTGGACCCGCTTCATCAGCGCAGGGGTGTTCTCGACCAGCGACCGGATCCGCAGGAAGTGCTCTTGTGCGGTGTCGAACCGGTGGGCCGTGTGGACGATCAACCGGTCGGTCGGGCAGAGGAACAGCCAGTACAGCTCGAGCGCCTCGAGCACTCCGCCCTTGCCGTTCTGCCGGGGGCAGATCAGCGTGAAGATCCGCGACGCCCACCGGCCATCGGACCGGATCCCGAGTGCGACGTAGATCGCCGCCTTCTGCCACTCGTACAGGACCAGGCCGGCAGCTGCGGCTAGGTCGATGCACCGTTCAGCGTCGTTTGCCTCCGCGGGCGGTGCGTGCTGGAACCTCGGACGAGCCGGGGCGTCGAGCTGCGAGTTCGTCAACAGCGTCGTCCTCCTCGCCGCCTTCGAGTCCGTCGAGCTCGGCCAACGTCTCCCGCAGCTGCTTCGCCAGCGACGCCACGTTCGACGGCTCCGCATCGGCGATCGTCTCGGCGAGCACGTCCCGAAGCGCTTCGAGCGACGCCCGCCGGTCACCCGCTTCCACCGTCGACACGAGGTTCGCCATCACGACCTCCGAGGCTCAGCCGTTCACGTGCGGGGAGAAAAGT